AGAAGGCAAACAAGGTGATGAGCACTAACTACCCCAGTAGGGTTTACACCTTGGTATATGAGTCCGTGCAGGAAGCGACGACACCTCACGTTCCCGACTACTCCGTGTATATTGCCCGGCCCGATGTGCCTTACATCATGTACAAACGGGTGACGCCGGGAGAGCCTCGGTTCATCCGGCTGAACCCGGACGGCAGTTGGACTGGACACGCCGGCAAGTACAACGACGCTCCGGTGACGTCGTCTGGAAAGAGCGTTTCGGAACTCGAGTCCGTGCAGGAAGCCGAGGCGACGGACGACGTCGCGGTGTACGAACTCTCACCGTCCGAACTGCCTGGTAATCTGTCCGGCCGCGACTCCGTGACCATGCTGCTGGACCTGGCGGCCAAGAACGAACTGGACGCCGACATCTTCTACGATGACGAAGACAACAACGTGTACGTCGTCATTGCGACGGCGGACCAGAAGAAGTTGGACGACATCATGGGCACCCTTGGGGTGAAGTTCGACGAGTGCGCCAGGAAGAATCGGAGGAAGGTCATGAGGATTCACGAGCACCGCAATCACTTGCGGGAGCAGGAGAAGCCGGAGGAACCCGAGAAGGGCAAGGAGCCGTCGAAGGAATGTGACGAGCCCAAGAAGAAGGAAGACGACGAGCCGGAGAAAGACAAGGACGACGACAAGACGGGTGAGGATGACGAGGAGCCGGAAAAGGACGACAAGAAAGAAGCCGTCCTCCTCAACCTTCGCCGAGGGAAGTTCCAGAAGGATTGCAAGCGTTACCTCGCCATCGAAGAGGCGACGAAGAAACTCCTCGAGACGCTCGTCAAGCGGAACAAGGAACTGGAAAAGGAGTTGAAGGAGCGCGAGGAGAGGATCAAGTCGCTGACGGACTTGAACGAGGCAATGGACGACCTCCAGCACAAGGAGGCCCTTGCCGCGGAGCAAGACAAGATCCTCAAGGCGCACCCGCAACTGGGCAAGGCCCTGCACATCCTGAACAAGGCCGTGACCATGGACGAAATGCGGCGCACGGCGCAGGAACTTCTGAACCTCCTGCCGGAGAAGAAGGAAGCCCCGAAGCCGAAGGCAGAGGAGAAGAAGGAAGTGGACAAGGCCGTGAAACCGGCTATCATGGAAGGCGTAGAAGCCGCAAAGGCCGGGAGCGACTCGAAGAACCTCACCGAGGAACTTGGAGATCCGCTTGCCAGGCTCGCGCGGTATCGAAGGTCAACGAAGTAGTAAGAACGGCAGACCCTTTAGACCGAGGAGGTTTTCGTCATGCTGAAAGTTGCATCCCCGCAGGTTCGGAAGAACGTGTCCGAACTGAACGAACAAGTCATCCACCTCAACAAGCGCCTCGTCGAGCGGTTCGAGTCGTACAAGGACCCGTCCATCGGCATCGAGGAGTCCATCCGGTGCTTCGATCCCATCGCCGCCTCTCGCGGCGTCGAGGTCAAGGACTTGGACCCCCTGATGAAGTCCAACATCGCCCGCCTGATGGAGAACTTCGTCAAGCACACCATCCAGTCGGGCAACCTCCAAGAAACGGATCGCGGCTCCATGCCGCAATGGATCAAGACCGGCCTCGCCCTGATCTCCGCGACCTTCGCCCAGAACATCCTCGACGACGTGGTGAGCGTGCAGCCTCTCGCAACGAGGACGGGCCGCGTCCACTTCCTCGACGTGCAGACCGAGACGGCCAAGGGCAGCATCCCGCTGGGCCGCAGGGTGTTCAACGCCCTGTCCGGCTTCTACGGCCGGGACGACTTCACGTCGCACTGGATCACGAACGAGCCCGCCTTCGCGGCCGGCGGCGCGGCTTACGTCTTCACGGTGGGGTACACCCCCATCATCCCGAACACCTTCAAGGTGACGGACGGCGTCCAGGTCGTCCGTGACGACGGCAACGGCAACCTCGTCGGCGACATCGGCGTGGGCGTCTGCACGATCAACTACCTGACGGGCCTCTGCACCGTGACCTTCGCAGGCGTCACCACGGGCCCCGGCCTCGCGAACTACAACTACAACATCGAGGCAGCCCTCCAGTTGCCCGAGGTCGGCATCGTCCTGCGGTCCGAGAACGTCGAGGCCATGCCCCGCGCCCTCGCGGCCAAGTGGTCGGTGCAGTCCGTGATGGACTTCATCAACGACTTCGGCATCAACGCGGAGCCGACCATCTTGGACGCGGCCGGAAGGCTGATCCAGATGGAGACCTTGAAGCACGTGTTCAACACCCTCCGCAACGCGGCGGCCGGCGGAAGCATCGTGTTCGACAACGCCAGCCCGGTCGGCGTGCCGTACAACTTCCACATCAAGACCTTCTCCTTCTACCTGACCAGGCTCCAGGCACTCATCTGGGAAAAGACCCAGACGATCATGCCGAACAAACTCGTCACCTCGCCCGACGTCTGGTTCATCATCGAGGCGCAGGACGGGTTCGTGGGTGAGGCGAGCGTTGCCAACGACGGCATCGCCGGGCCGAGGAAGGTGGGGCGGCTCACCCGGCACGGGATCGACGTGTACGTGGACCCGACCTACGCGAACTTCTCCGGAACGATCTCCTACAAGGGACCGGAGTTCGTGTCCACCTCGTGCATCGTCGGCATGTACATCCCGCTCTACAAGGCCCCGATCCACCAGGTCGCGTTCCGCAAGGACACGGCCCTGCTCTCCGAGTACGCGGTCTACATCGTGAACCCGGAGACCATCGGCACCCTGGGCTTCATCAACGTCTAACCCAGGGAAGGGCGGCAACAACAGGAAAGGCCCCGGAGGAAACTCCGGGGCCTTTTTGTTGTCTTGCACAACGGCAAAGGTATAATGAAAGAGCAGTCAGAATTGTTTCACGCCGTCTGTTGACTTATTAGGAGGTACCATCGTGGCCGAGGAAAAGAAAAAGGCATCGGTCTGGGTGTGCGTTTCGGACGTCGGGGCTGTCATCCCCAAGAAGGATGGCGGGTCGCGCGTGCTGAAACGCGGCGACATCTTGGAAGGCGAATACTACGAGCAAGTCGCCCCCAAGGTGCAGGGCCTCGTCAGGAAGGAAGACCTCGACGAGAAGTTCTTGGCTCGTCTGGACAAGGAGCGCCGGATGCGTTCGGGCGAAGCCTTTCCTGCCGAGTTCAAGAAAGCAATGGCAGGCGTCGCCGAAGACTTCGATCCTCGCTTCGACAAGTCGCCTGCTGACGCGGCTGCTACGCTGGGTCAAGTCATTCAGGAAGAGTCGGGAGGCGTCCACCGCTCCAAAGGGCTCCCGCCGGTGAGGTCAGGGAAACCCCCTTCCGCGTAACAGAGGCACGCCATGTACGACAACAAAGAACGGTACAAGTTTCTGGTTCTGCGGGATGTCGTGCTGCCGCGCGAGAACGGCGGAATGGAGCGTCTGAACAAAGACTCTTTCGTCTACGGCCCTCATTACGATCCGTTCGTGCAGACGGGGGTGCTCCGCAGGGTTGAACCGACGGCGGCCCCTGTGGAGCCGGAGAAGCCTTCACCTGTTCCTGTGGCACCTCCCGCGCCGCCAGCAGAAGTTCCTCCGAAGGATCTGCTGGTACCAGCAGAACCAACCCCTCCCGCCGAGGCGAAAAAGAAGACGAGGGCAGAACTGGAACTGATGTCCAAGCGGGAACTGCAATCGCTTGCACCGGATTTCCGTGGCTCCAAGACAGACCTAATTTCCCATCTCCTCGGTGAGTAGCCATGCCCAAGACAGCCGAAGAGTGGCGCAAACATCTGAAGGAAGACCTGGGTGGGGACGGGGTGGATGTCGAACTCACGAAAGACAACCTCGACACCGCCCTGCGCCGCGCGATCCAGATATGGAATCGCTGGCGTCCCATCCTGCATTGGCTTGACCTGGGCGAGATTGCCGGCGGCACCAGTTACATGACGCTGCAACAGGACGAGGCTGGAATATCCGGCGTGCTCGACGTGCATTTCACGGACTCCGACCAAGGCCCGTTGGCGCCCATGCCGAACGTCCAGACCTTGCAACTCCGCTGGGGGCGTCGTGGGGCGCGTATCTTTTTCCAACGCCTGATCGACATGCGGCGCATGGAACGGTTTTCTGGCACCGCGCCCGACTGGTGGTGGGACTCCGCCGAACGAATCCTCTACATCTATTGCCCGTCTCGTCCCGTCAAGGCGATGGCCCTGTTCTGTGCCGACCGGGCGAAGAACGGCGAAGACATCCGGTACGACGAGGAGGCCCTGTTCGAGGAGTTGGCCTTGGGCTTCACCAAGGTGTTGGCTGCCGACATCCTCGAACAGGCGGGAGCCGTTCCTGGTCCGCAAGGGGAAATTGGCTCCAATGCTCAAACCTGGCGTGAACGCGGGGAGGCCATGATCGAAAAGGTCGTGGAAGAACTCAAGACCTCCCACCGGTCTTTCCCGCCTCCGAAATGGATCGGGTAACCTGTTGCCTGCTGCCTGCTGCTGTGGGATAATACAAGCGTTCCTTGAGCCGGTACTTGTAGACCCTGCTATAGAAGTAGGGGCGAGGAAGGCGAGGAAAGATGGCTACCACGGCAGGACTGGTACGGTCCTTTTACGGATGGCTGGCCCGTAAAGAACGGGCTCTGCGGGAGGCTGGTAAAGAAGTCTATACCAGCCTGATGCCCGCGCAACGTCCCACCTCAATTCCCGCCGTGATCCGAGTCGCCCTCCATTCCGTCCGGGTCTTAAAAGGCACCGAGTTCGAGGAACGCGCCGTCTACTGGGCCAACCTGTTCGAGAAAATCCGAATCCAAGGCTGGCAAGGCGACGTGCGTTCATCGGATGTCGGTCGCAAGAAAATCCGGAAGGAACTGGAGGAGGCTCTCCGTGGGCATCTGGCCCTATAAGATCACCGCGCGGGAACGCCTGCTCCTCATCCGTCAGGCGAAGAACGACGACCGGAACATTCGGCCCGTCTGGTTCTTCGTTTTCGACGTAGACCAATCCCCGGAAGACGAAGTCTTCCTGCAAACTTCCAAGCACCTCCGCAAGTTCCTCGCGCCCATCCCCGCCTACTTTTACGTCGAGATGGAAGATGAGTCCGATGTCGTCTCCGAAGGCGTGGATCGGAAGATGGGTATTACGATCAGTGTCTCCCGCATGGAGACCTATCGTCTCGCGGCGGTGCTGAAGGAGGCGGGGTTCAAGTGGGCTTCGTCGCAGTATCGTCCGCGGGCACAGGATATTTTCCAATGGCGCAACGACTTGTATGAGATTCAAGACACCGCCCAGCCGAAACAATTCTGGGGAACGACAATCATCGAGGCGGTGTACCACGCGCCGGCGGCCAAGTACCGCTTGGATTCGAGTGCGCCGGATTCTCCCATCACGATCCAGAAGGCTCAACCGGTGCTGGAGTATCCGGTGGACTTTTACAAGGCGGTAGTCGATGGCGGTGTCAGCAAAGTCGAGAACGCGGATTGAACATACGATCCGTGTAGGAGGTAGGAAGTATACCCTCCGGTCGAACGATGCGTTCTTCCCGGTGTTGAATCAGGAGACGCTGCTGGCGACCGGCCCCCAGATGAGGATACTGGCCCACGGGAGTTACACCCTGTTGGTGGATAAGATTCTGGCGGGCGACCCGCAGGGCTTTCCGACGATACTGAGGGTTTCGGATTTACCGTACTACGACGCAAAGTACAAGGGATACTGGCCGAGGTATCCCTTGAAGATGAAACGCCTGTCTGAGGCTTACGTTCAAGACAAGGCGCGGGGGGAACTGGACCCTCGGCCCTTGATTGCGACGGGGTTTTACCTGACGCATATCGAGGTGAAGGAAGAGGTGAAACCAACGGGCCTGCTCTACTCGGTTTACGTTCCCGACATCGTTCACGAACCGAGCGGGCTGCCGTTGAAGACCATCGTGGGGTGGTTGGAATACGGAACGGCGACGATGCCCAAGCGGCCCCACTGGCGACCTGTGGCACTCATCATCCGGCAGAAGTGGGAAAAGTTGCCCGTGGGCATTAAAGCGATTGCCTTGCGGAAGGCGTTGAGACGGTTGAGGTAAGGGGTAGATCCGTGCTGGATACGACACCCATATATCAACTGCCGTTGCCGAACGCACAGAATTACTTGACGGCAAACCTGTCGGCGTTGGCATGGCGGCTTGAACAGGTCTTGGGATCGAATACGTGGAAACTCCCTGTATCCACCGCCGCTGCCCTACCGCTTGTTGGCAACGCCATAGGTGATGTGCGCCTCGCCCTTGACACCTTGACCATGTATGCCTGGGATGGTTTGGCATGGAACGTCGTCGGAGGGGGTGGGGCTTGGACGCATTACATCTGGTTGCCAAATACCTCGACCACCGCACAGATTCAGGCGGCCTTGAACGATGTCGGGATAGAGTGTGTCTTCCTCGAGTCGGGAACCTACGCCATCACAGCAAGCCTGACGATCCCCGAAGGTAAAACTCTTTCGGCGGATGTCCTTCAACCCGACCCTGGAGTGACCCCCAGGGCGGTGCTTAACCTGACGAGCGGATTTCAAGTC